ATGCTCACCGTTAAGCAGATTGAAGCAGCAAAGCCGAAAGAAAAACCATACCGCCTTCTCGATGGTAATGGCCTGTACCTTTATGTCCCTGTGTCAGGGAAAAAGGTATGGCAGCTTCGCTACAAGATTGACGGTAAGGAGAAAATACTGACCGTCGGAAAATATCCGCTTATGACTTTGCAAGAGGCAAGGGATAAAGCATGGGCTGCGAGGAAAGACATCTCGGTCGGCATCGATCCGGTAAAGGCGAAAAAGGCTTCGTCTAACAACAATTCCTTTAGTGCGATTTACAAGGAATGGTACGAGCACAAGAAGCAAGTCTGGTCAGTAGGCTATGCAACTGAACTTGCCAAAATGTTTGACGACGACATTTTACCTATCATTGGCGGCCTTGAAATTCAGGATATTGAGCCGATGCAACTGCTGGAAGTAATCCGCAGGTTTGAAGATCGCGGTGCAATGGAGCGAGCAAACAAAGCACGCAGAAGATGCGGCGAGGTTTTCCGTTACGCTATTGTCACCGGAAGGGCTAAATATAACCCGGCACCTGACCTTGCTGACGCCATGAAGGGATACCGCAAGAAGAACTTCCCGTTTCTTCCTGCAGACCAGATCCCGGCATTCAACAAAGCACTGGCAACATTTTCAGGAAGTATCGTATCGCTCATTGCCACCAAGGTTTTACGCTACACAGCCCTAAGAACGAAAGAGCTTCGTTCCATGCAATGGAAGAACGTCGATTTTGAAAACAGGATTATCACCATCGACGCCAGTGTGATGAAGGGACGCAAAATTCATGTGGTTCCTATGTCAGACCAGGTGGTTGAACTTCTCACTACGCTAAGCTCAATCACTAAACCAGTATCAGAGTTTGTTTTTGCCGGGCGCAACGATAAGAAGAAGCCAATCTGCGAGAACGCGGTATTGCTTGTGATCAAACAAATCGGCTATGAGGGTCTGGAAAGCGGTCACGGATTCAGGCATGAATTCAGCACGATTATGAACGAGCACGAATGGCCTGCTGATGCTATTGAAGTGCAACTGGCACATGCCAACGGCGGATCTGTGCGCGGAATTTACAACCATGCTCAGTATCTCGATAAGCGCAGGGAGATGATGCAGTGGTGGGCGGACTGGATTGATGAAAAGCCGGAGTGATCCACCTTAACCACTATCGAAGAGCACAAAGCCTTGCAATCCAGTACAAAACTTTGTTTGTCTCATCAACCATAGCAAGTCATCGATCGATTGAGGCCTGGATGATAGACTTCATGCCTTTGATTATTAGCTGATAGAAGAAATGTTAAAGCTATTTGCAATAGTACACCTCGATTGGTGTTATCAACACGCTAAAATGTTCTGAGATTAAGTCAAGATGGAGTTAATTATGTTCAGAAATCAATATGCTATATCAGACGCTTCACTAAGTGGTAACATCAGTCCTGACATGGAATGGCACAGGATGAGCATATACCTAGGAGAGGGAGCAGAGGTTTTCGCTAATGACAATTGCATTATCATAGGTAAAGTCGTCAATAGCTGCGACCCTAGCATGTCCCCTAATGATATAGCAGACGCTGTATCATCATGCGACAGCATTGAAAGTGTTTTTGAACTGACTGATGGGATGGCAGGAAGATACATAATCGCTTTCATCATAAACTCAGAGGTATATATGCTGACTGATGCTTGCGGATTCAAAAGAGCTCTATTTATGAGGTATAATGGTGCAAAAATAATAACATCATCTGAAAATTACGCCGCTCACATATTTGGGTTTAACATTGTCATTAATGAAGATATAAAAGATATGATGCGGGATGAATCCTACAGAAGAAAAGAAAGCCCATGGTTTGGTTTGACTTCTCCAGATGAAAGATTCAGTTATTTAATACCAAATCACTACCTGTATATAGGTGATTTTTCGTTACATCGCATGCCCCCGCCAAAAATTGGTGGTGATGTAATTACCAGCGCATCATCAATGATAAAGAATACAATTTTAGCACTTTCTGAAAGGTATAAGTTGATACAGCCTATAACGGCTGGCATTGACAGTAGGATTCTTCTTGCAGCATCTGAATCAGTTAAAGATAAAATCGATTATTATGTATTTGGAGACGAAAACTCAAACCACGAAGACGTGTCCGTTCCTAAAGAGCTAGCAAAGATAGTTGGCGTAAATTTTAATGCAATCACCCCTCCGTCAGCACCAGATGAGTTCAAAAAGGAAATCGAAATGACAGTTCTTGGTGGTAGGGACTTGCCAAAAATAGATAATATATACTATCACTATAAAAATTCTAACTTTGAAAAAGTAAACATCAATGGTAATGGCGCAGAGATATTCAGGTCGTATTATGGCGTGTCGATATTAGAGTTTAGCGCCAAGTCACTCTCTATACTTTCTGGAACTAAAAAATGGCCCATCATGGAAAGAAAGATTTATGATTGGCTAACCTTAACTGAAGCCAAAAGATTTTCTCAAGAGAACAATATATCAATTACCGACCTTTTCTATTGGGAGCAAAGAATGGCAATATGGGGGTCTATGTTCCCTTTAGAGCAAGATATCGCAATGGATGAGGTGTCGCCATTCAGTAATAGAAAGCTAATTTTCACAATGCTGAGCGAATCTTCAAGCAAACGTAGATCACCAGACTTTAAATCGGCAACTTTGTTAATTAATTTTATGGATGACAGATTAAATAAAGTGCCTGTAAATCCAAAATCATCAAACCATATTATAAACTTTATAAAGGCCCATACAATAACTCAGTTAATTGTTAAGAAAATAATCTAAATTTTAAATTTATCAATATCGGGGAATGCAAACCCGATATTGATTTAGATTGCGTTATTGATATGCATTTAAATTATTGATAGCGTTCTGATTTCATTTCCGGCCGGTGATGTCATAACTATCTGTGTTACGTTAGCGCCGGACACCGTATACGTCAGAATTATGTTACCAGCGGTTCCTATATTAAAGTTTTGTTTAGCACCTGATGAACCTATAGCTTTGGCATTCGTTAAAGTATACGTATTACCTGAGGTAAATCCTGTAGAAATTACAAATTGTTGCCCAACTTTAAAAGGAACTGTCATTGTTACGGATGTTGACTCGACAGTGATAAACGGCAGGCTATGCTGTTTAACTCCCGTCACATCCCAGAACTCACAATTACGCACCAATGCTCGACCAATTAAACCGCGAGTTACAGGGAATGTTGTCTGGTCCTGTGATAAGAATGCTCCAACAATTTGCACGTTATCGAGCGTAATATCGTGTACTGTGGCCCCATCTATAGGACTTAACGTTGGTGATGCACTCCATAATTTACCACCCTTCATTTTGATACTCACAGGACCATTTGGGTCTCCACCATAATATGCACGGATACGCTCAAATTTACAATCTGTGAGTTCATAGCTGCCGCGTTGATTGGTTTCGAACATTGTGTAAGCCTCGCCAGGCACGCCATGTCTAACATTGCTGGCAACAACACGGGGGTTATGTCGGAACGATGCCGACGTAACAGAGAAAACCGGCGCGCAGACATCATTGATGAGAATGTCCGTGGTATAACGCCCTGTAACAGCGTTCTCAGAGTTACTCATATCCGAATATAGCGCTTTAAAGCGGGAGAAGTCTATGTTAAGCCCAACCCCTGCGCTTTTCGGGAGGGAGCCAAAATCAAGCCCGTCAATAACAATTTTCTTCGGAAAGTAAAGAACATTGTCGCGGCTAACTGTGATCAAAGTTCCTGGGTAAGTCACTGCGACGCCGGGGTACATTTTAATATCTTTCAGGGTGATATTATTAAATAGCGTAGGGCTTATAGGCGATCCGCTACTAGGCCCCTGCCCAGCAGTGACGGAGGCATTGATAATGCCGTTACCCGGAACGTCGTTGCGCAAACCAGTTAGCTTTATATTCTCCATGTATAAATCACCATCGAAGAATCCCCCAGCGTCAGGGCGAGTCGCAATAATATTACCAGGCTTATATGGTGAAGCGTTAAATGTTGAATTGGTTACGTACAAATCTCCGATACCAGAAGCGAGGACACCATAAACCCCAATATTACAGTCATTTATCTTTAAGTAGTTTTGGAAGGGCCTGTGGAAATCAATTCGACTAAGATCACATCTTTCAAACCTTATATTGGCGCAATTATTGCTGCCTGTCGCCCCCCAACCTTGACCATTTGCCGTTGCGTTTTTGATAGTAACATTCATCGATTCGCCTAGCCCGATGGCGTATGCGTAGCTATCAACACCATCTATTAAGGCGTTTGCTATGGCTGGCGTGTATAAACCATCCACTATAACATCATAGCTGTCGTGAATTTCTAACCGGGTATCATTAAAGTTTTGCGTTATCGGTCTGTTAATAAATGACGTATTAATCAGACGAACTCTTGTTGCCTGATTAATAAAAATAATGCGATACCTTGTAGTAAGGCTCTCATCTATAGTCAACCCCTTAATGGTCTGCACATCTTTGCGAATTTTAAGTGCTTTAATAGATGTTGCGTTAGTTCCCAGGGCGTACTTAAGCGGGTTTTCAATGTATCCACGGTTATATACCCTGTTGAAATCTACGCGAGTTTGATTAACGCCATCGAAAATAAACATCGGTTGAGATGTTGATAACTGAATGAAGCAGCCGTCAAGGTCGGTGTTAGAAGCCAAACCGTCAAGATAGTTGCTGCCTATTCCGCGAGAGTTACGAGTGGACGCATTAACACCATTAACCGGGGCCGAACCTGCCTCATAGGTTACAGGAGCGTCAGGCTGGCTAATAACAATCTGACCTGTCCACGTAGCGGATGGCTTGAGGACAGAACCAGTTAAATCCACATTTAAACTTTTAATATCAAGATAAGTATCACCATCTAGTAGAAAAGTTCCGTCAGATTGCCTAACGTCTAAATTATTTGAATAAGCATAGTTCAGTGCCTTAGCTATGGCGGGAGCGTCATTTGTTACTCCATCACCAATAGCGCCAAACTCCTTCAACGTTACCCAGTATTTTACTTTCTCCAAGCTCTTTTGATACTGATCCGGGTCGTACTTCAGCACATTAGGAAAATAGAACTGCTGTGATCCATATGCATCATAAACAGCCATAGAGTGGCCTTGCACAGTTACGAACTTGGCAATCTGTCCGTTATATACCGGATATCCGGCGGCGTTAATGATGATTGGTTGCGAAACAGGAACGTGAGAACCGTCTTCGTTCTCTACATAAACCGGAATCTGGTTTTCAGGATTTACCGGGTCAGTGTCAATTTTACCGATATAAATTTTGCCATTGGCAACCGCTTTAAAAGAACGCGCCATAGTGAAGAGTTGCGAAGGCATACTCACTACAACATTGGCTGTAATGTCTGTCATTTAATTTGCTCCAGATACAAGGAATCGCCGCAGCATGGCTACGGTGAATTTTGGGCATAAAAAAACCCAGCCGAAGCTGGGTCGTTGCGTTGGTTATCTGTAAGTAGTTATGTGCTTAGTTAATTATTTATTCTATTGTTCTGCTGTAATTTGGCTTGCAAGTATAGGGCGTATCGCATTTGCAGCATTATTTAGCGCTCTTTCATAGGCTGGTGTTCCAAGCTTAGTGTTTGCCAAACGAAGAAGCATATTCCTTGCGGCTTTGGACTCATACAAACGCATCATTGCACCGAAACCAGCCTCAAGCCCCATTGATACGCCAAGAGTCGCAGTTGCGCCAATCGTCCTTATCCTGTTGGCTTGCGATTGCCCCGTCTGAGTTACTACATTTGCGGTGTCTGACCTTGCTGTTTGCTGTAGAACTTCATGAAGAGCATCAAGCTCTTTCATGTGCTTTCCAGAAAAAATAGTGTTGTAAATTTCACCACCCGACTGAGATTTCAGCTTATTAACTTCAGTGATGAACCTGGCTGGAGAGTCACCGGCCTTTTCCGCTATTTTGCTGACGTAAGCTGCACGCATAGCATCTTTCCCTTTATCATCCAATGCGCTCCAGATTCGTTTCACGTCAGATGGTTTTCTGCTTAATACAACGGTATTTATAAGTTCAGGACTGGCTTCACTGCTTGCCTGGTTGAGCTTGTTAGCAATGTTTTTATTAAGCACCTTATTATAAACATTTGCATAATCGGAATTTGCTTTAAGGTATTTTGCTGCGTCTGATGCACCGAGGTTTTTTGCAACTGCGTTACGAAGGTCTTTTGACATTGCATTCTCTACCATATTGGTAGCTGCTTTTGCCTGGTTGGGGAAGACCATAGCATCTCCCTGAACATTAGATCTAAATGCTGTTCTGTGCTGACGCAAGAGATCAAACGTAACATCCAAATCAGTTGCAGGGTTTGCTAATTCTTCACGTAGGTTACGCAAGGATGTAAGCAGGCTTTGATTGGCAGACGTCCCGAGCCGTTCCTGTCTTGCGATCGCTGTATTCAGAGCATTCATGGTATTTGTGGTATCAACTGCGGCATTACCCATTTTATTGGTGACGTCATTGATAACAGCGCCAGCAGCATCCTTCCGTTCCCTTAACGTGGTGGTCAGAGATTTCACCACATCATCCGGGTTGTACTCACCAAAACGCTCAAAATAATTACTTACCAACTTACTCCGCGTTGCATATTGCTCTGCCCTTTTACTGCCAGTTCCAAGAATGGCCCCCTCAGCATCCTGAGTAAGACCACGAGTGAAAGCATTTTTCGGCGGGATAACATCAGATGTCATTGGTGTCACGCCCATCGATTCTGATGTGGCAATTTTCTTCGCCACTTCTGGCGCAATATCACCTTTTATAGCCGTTATTCCACGCCCTATTCCCTTTGCTGCTGCGGAAAGAACCCCCTGAGCGGCAAGGTTAACTCCGGCATTTTTGGCTGCATTTTGTGCGAAATCGCCTTTCTGATTTGCGGCCTCTGCCAGTGATCCAATAGCCATGCTTCCTGCCATTCCAACTCCTGGAACTAAATACCCGCCAATTGTTTCTCCAGCTTGCGCATAAGGGTCTGTCGGTCGATAGACTGGACGATAGACATCATCCAAAACCTTGGGACCACCAAGCCCCTGACTGATTGCATTAATCAGGCTTGCACCACCCTGTAACACGTCAAATGGTATGTTTACCAGACCACGACCAGCCTGTTCTGCAATTTGCCCTGCACTTTGACCACCAGTGAGCCAATCGCCAGCTTGTTGCATCAATGATGGTTCTTCCCGTGTTGGTGCATTATTGGCCTGATTAACTGTTTGTTGCTGAACAGCCTGACCAGCAAAATACTCATCAATGGCGGTGCCAATATCTTCGGTGCTCGTACTATCAGGAAAGGTAAATGTCTTACCGTTTGCAGTTACTTTCATCATTCCACCGTAAATTGAATGCCTGATTTTGAGGTATATGATCCAACCTGATTCCGTGGTTCTCCTGAAGGTGTCGAATCTTGTGCTGGCGCTGCGTCAGTATTCAATGACATATACCGCTTAACGGCACTCCCCAATGATTCACCTTTTTTAACATCCAACCCCAATATCTGACCGCCATTACGCGATTGTCCAGGGTTGCCATTCGCGCTCATCCACTCGGCTTTAAACTCATTAAACTGCGCGTTTCGTCGCTCAAGGTTTGCCATTGCATCAAGCCATCTTGCGACCGTCTCAGGGTTATCCATGTCAGTTGGCGCGCCCTGTCGAACGATCTCAACGTCTTTATCCGTTGCGGGGCCTGGAGGTAGGAATTTAAGAACCTGACTGTTAACAAGGGCATTTTGGCGGATGCGCAAATCACGCAATGTTGTATCGCTTCCGGTAAGTTTTGCGAACATGTTCTGTGCGTTACCGAACAAACCTGTCGTTGGTTTTTCTGCTCTGAACTGTTGAGCAAGCGCACTCATAGAATTGGCTGAGTTTGATGATGCTGTAGCATTGTTTACAGCCGTCTCGATGCCTTTTTCCATGTTTACTGACAGCTTAGGTGCTTCGCTAATCAACTGCTGAGCCTTTTCCTGCGCTTGCTGCATCTTAAACCCGAACTCTTGCTGATCCAGAGCCAAGCGTTGTGCTGCGATATTGTGCCCAGTCATTGCTGACTGATAGGAAAGGTTTTGCCCTCTCGCCTGAAGTGCTTCTCCAGCCTGATTGCTGCGGATTGTCTCTGCCAGCCTGCCTCGGTCAATTTCACGACCAGCCATCTTGTCCTGAACATTGAAGTAATCAATCGGACCAAGAGCAGCCATTCCAAGGTGATCAACAAACTCACCAAATCCTGAAGGGTTCTGCTGATACATCTGAGCAACGCTGTTAGGGTCAACACCGACGCGCGCCAGCTCATTGGCGTTGTTTTGCAGCCATGATTGCATTGCTTCTGGAGACGAGGCCGCAAGGCGTGCGCCAGCCGCTAAGGTGCCGATAGAATTGCGCTGGTCTTCGTCTGCCCACTTCATACCAGACTGAATCTTCTCTAATTGACCAGGATATTTGGTCATCAGATCTCGCACCTGCTGCCGATCACCTGACTGGATGGCTGCCGCATATTCTTTTTGGAATGCAGCATCCGCTTCCTGTTGCTTTGCGGCTTGATATGTTTGAGCGACACTACCAAGCCCCTGCAACGCCTGAAGGCCGATGTTATTGCGACCTGAGCGCTCCATTTCGTTGTTCTGGCGAATATAGGCCAACGCCTCACTTACATCACTTGCCTTTGGCGCATTTGAGTTTTGCCCACCGATACCAGCAAGAAAACCGCCTGAGTTGATTCCTTGTTGCCAAGTAGCCATATTCCCACCTTAAAACAATGATCCAAGACCACCGATAATGCCGCCACCAATAGCGCCAACAGCCGTACCTATTCCTGGCACCACAGAGCCAATCATCGCCCCTGATGCCGCACCGCTCATGGCACCTCCCAAGGCTGATTGCAGTCCTGATGGTCGGTTAGCATTAGCCGCAGATGCTGCCGCCTGCTGTTGATACAATTGGCTGACGTTGTTAGCGTAGTTCTGCCCGGCGTTTGCCTGACCTGTAAGAGCACCAAGGCCAATGTTTGCCAGATTGTTGTAGTTGTTCATCTGACCTGACAGCCAGTTTTGACCGAGTGTAGGTGCGATTGCTGCTAACTGGTTTCCTGTTGCTGTAGAGCCTAATCCACCCGTTGCCTCTGCTGCTGCCAGACTCTGATAGCGCGCCTGCCCTGCAAGGTCTTTATACTGCTGAGAGTTGTAATACTGGTTAAGAGCCTGACCTTGCCCCTGAAGAGAAGAAAGATTTTGCAACTGTGATACGTACTGCTGAGCGAGTGGCGTGAACGGTGCAAGGTTCTGCATGTTCGTTTGCCACATTTCACGCTGCAGTTCGATGCCCTTTTCAGTTGCGCGTGCCTGGGCTTTTGCTCCGCTATCACTGCCACCTCCACCTTTGCAGTACACAGCTTTGCTGAGGTGCTTATTGGCAATCTGGAAAATTAACATTCTTTAGCTCCTCGTATTTTGAGCGCGGTAACTGATAAATCGTGATGCCTACAGGCTTTCCATTGCTGGTATAAGCATCATCAAGGTGACCAACACGGGTAGCGCCAAGCAAACGGATAATTGCCCGTCCGTATTTCGTTGTGTCAGGAACCATGGTAATGCTGTTAAGGAATGGTGAGTTTTCGAGAAGCCATTTGCAGAATAATCGATGCCCTTGCAGTGCATATTCGCCACGGAATCCGGGGTCATACACCGCATGGCATTCCACAACGCTATGCCAGAAGTTACGCACTTCATGAACGCCAGCCAGCACTAATCCTTCGTAGATGCCGAGGTATACCGCATCAGGCTTGATGTAGTATTTATCTCCACTGTCTACAATATTTCCCGTGTTTGCCGGGTTGTTAAGGAATTCTGCAAGCTTCACCGGGTTATCGATGAGCTTTATTTCCATCACTGCTCCGCAATGATTTTGATTGTTGTGGCAGTAAACGCCGCACCATTTGACTGAATGGTTAACGTACTGCCATTTGTGGCAAGAAAGCCGTCTTTATCCACGCTGAAGAACGTAGCTAACAGGATGTTATCGGTTGTTGTCGCCGAGTTACGACTGCTTACCAGCGTGTCAGGGACAGAGCCGGAAAAGGTTAGTTGCATTGACCTGTTGGCGGTTCCGCTGGGCCACGTACCGACGATCGACAGCTTGAAGAACAAGGTTTTGTTCTCGTTGAACACAACCATCTTGTTGTTAACGGTGTCGAAGAATGGTGCCAACGTGCCGGATGACGGCGTGAGCGTTTTCAGCAGGCTAACAAGATTGGTCGGCGCTGTCGGGATGGTTACAGATACGCCAGAGTAAACAACCTCTGACTTCTTGCGAGTAGTGGCATACTCCAGAGCATCGATGCGCGTTTCATGGTCTGAAAGCGTGTTTTGAATGGCGACAACTTCATCAGTCAGATACTCAATATCGTTTTCTGCTGTCGTTAATCGTGAATCAAGGCCGACTATCGCCGCTTCTGCGTTAGTGATCCTTGTTTCGTGGTCCTGAATCTTCGCTTCAGCCGATGCCAGTCGAATTTCGTGATCGACCAGAATCACATCCTGCTCATCGTTCCTGACTTGTGCGTCATAAGCGCCCTGTCCGGCCTCGTTGGCCTTGTTCGCCACATTACCAACATCAGTACCCTGTGCGATAACGTACAGCAGATATGACTGCGAGAAGATATTACGCGGAAGGACTGATGTATCGAGCCGCGTAGCCTGAATGATTACCGGCTCATTGAGATTCGAATCAGCCATTACTCAATCCTTATCTGACAGCCAGACAGAGTGACAGGTGACTTCGTGATAACGCGCAATTTGAAGCCGACATTTTTCCTGATGCGCCCAACTCGCTTCCACAAAACGCGTTTGTCGTAAACGAACGGTTCATTCTGCTCAATCATCTGCTCACGACCATAATTGATGCCGTCAGTGGTTGCAGAGAGGAACAGGCGGTCGGCGTACTGCGCAACTCCAGTTGACGATTCAACTTCAAGGTCGAAAACTCTGGCGTTATCCGCTTTGAACAACGGAGTAAACAGCAGGTGTTCCTGTTGCTTGTCGTACTGGCTGCTGATATCGAACTGCAATTTTCCTGTCATCGATTCAAGCTTATCGCCGCACGTTATCTGATTGCCTTCGTAAATGAAGTCGATAGCGCGGTACACATCGTCATACAGGCCTGTTTTCAGCACACACCATTGCGGACCATTGGCACTTGAAGATGCGTCGTACACGAGAACATGGCGCGGAAGGTGGATAATCAGCAACTCATGCGCATCAAATCGCAACGATTCCATCACGCCATCAGCCAGTTCATCAGCAGTGTAGGAGCGGAGGATTTTCTCAATGCTCGCGCTGGCGATTGGTGACACCTGACCGGAGCCGATGATGTACACAGACGGCGCACCCGTTGCCGGGTTGCTGATGAACGCATAGGAATCAGCAAACGGCGTTTTGCAGTAAGTCCCGGCAATGCCTTTCTGCACCATCAGCGATGGTTGTGCAACATACAAAGCGGCACCAACGGTGGTTGCCCCAGTCAGGGAAAAATATTCAATCGTCGATGAACCAAAGCAGACGATGAAGTCTCGCCATGTTCCGATTCCGATGATGCCGTCAGGCTGCGACTCGGCACGATATTGTGCGCTGTAACGGTCAGGATGCGATTCGTCTTCAAGGTCAGTGATGAACCATGAATCAGTTCCGTCTTTTGACCACGCATAACGGCCACGTAAGCGTGTAATGTCGCGAACCGAACCTAACTCATACTGCGTGAATCCGCTGTCTGTAGGCCAGTTTGAGACGGTTTTAACCGTGCCATCATAGCGATACTCAACCAGTTGACCATTAACGCCTACAGCCTGAGATGTTCGACCATGCGCCATTGATACGCGACCACTTCCGGCGACGTCACCGACTTCGCTTTCGCCTTTGTAGAGCTTGCCGCCACACACACGATAGACAGCATTCTGCGCCATGTTGTACTCGACGCCGCGCGATACACCGTTCACATCAGAGCGTTTGGCAATGCCCGGGAATGAGCGAAGATATCCGCTGCTGTTCAGGATTTCTTTGGGGGTTGCCAACATATTCACTGGCAGATAGTCGATATAGTCGGCGTTTCGAAAGTCTTTGCCGACACCTTTCATAAGCGGAAGTTGCTGAATCGGCATTTATTCACCTCACGTACTCGGATCATCTTTCTCGATGTAAAACCGATTCCACGTAAACGCGCTTTTGTTACCACTACCGCGAGGCATGTCATTTCTCCGCTCAAGTGGTGGTATTTTGGTTAAAGCGATACAGATTGTCTGATATGCACTGTCAGCAGCGGTAAGGAGAGCGTCTGACGGCTGAATGACGTTATCCATGCACACTTGCACAGCGAGTTTCAAAGCGACGCCATCATTTGCCCATGCAGGGATACCTGAATCATCGTCAGGTAACGGCATGATGCCGTTTTCTGTATCAGCAAACTGATATCCAAGCTCGATACCTTTAGCCTGCCATGCTGCCATCATGTCTTCGAGGTCATTAATGGCATCTTCAATTGCCTGAGGGTCAGCATCTGTCAACGTGGCATTGGAATACAGCCCGGCTTTTCGTAAAGCCTTAAGAACGAGATCACCCTTCGTTTTCGCCATCTTCTTCCGCCTTAGCCACTTTATGCTTCGTTGCGGTTTCTTCAGGAGTTTTTACCCAGCCTTTTTTCAGGTGAGATTTAACTTCTTCGTCATCAACAATGATGTAATCGACAGCAAACTGACCACAGGTGATCATGTTGCCAGGCTTATAGAGCATTGTTCGTGCCATTGTCTTCTCCCAATAAAAATGGGGCCGTAGCCCCACCTAAATTACTGCCCGGCAATAACGATGCCCGTATATTCAGGAACAAGTACAGAGCAACCGTACAGAGTGGTGAAACGAGCAGTGGTTACGCCTTTGATGTGGTCGAAGGCGTAAGACATGATCAGCGTAGCGCCCTGCTCGGTGGTTGCTGTCATTACCTGTGGCCCCTGACCAGTCGGGAATGCCAGTTTGCCGTACATCAGTTCAACAGAACCATCAGCCCAGAACAGGTTAGCCGGTGCTGCGTTCTTGTTGAGAATGGTGATTGCTGCTGATTCTGCCGGTTTGGCATCGACGTTTGCATATGGACGACTCGCAACATCAGTATTTTCAACAGGGAGAATCTTTGGAGAAATTGTTACGGTAGTTCCGCTAACAGCCAGAACACGGAATACCTGCGGTTGACCGGTGGTATCTTTTGTGATCTGGTGTACGGAATTCACACCGGCAATGGTGAACGCATCACCAACCTGCAAGCCAGATGCAGATACCGTAATAGTCCCCTGTCGGTTATCAACTGGCATACCATTTGAATCTTTCGCTTCAACCTTGTGTTCAGGTTGGCCTGATACTGTCAAGGATTCAGTGCTTCCTTTCGGTAATCGACCAGAAATATCGGTCTTGTAGCTATCAAAGGAAGCAACCTGAGGGATCTGCGCTTTTTCGTATGCTGTCAGGGTTGCGCCCTGAGCATAGGCACGGTGACCAAGCTCGCCAGCAAGGTCTTTGTAGTTGAAGGGGTTCCAGAAAGAGCGACGGTTGATACCCTGCGGTACACCTATCGCCGTCATGGTGGCATCAATACCTGCCGCACAGTTCCACAAATCACGGCCCTGTGTACCTGTGGTTGAGTCAGCCATCGTGATCACGTTAGTAGCACGCTGCGTGACCATGGAAATCAGGTCAGAGTCAATCTGTGCAGCAAGGCGCATACCTGCGGCTCGACCAGCCTCAGTTTTATGTTCCGGGTCACGCATTTCACGCGCATCCAGAGTGTACAGAATGTTTTTCGGCTCCTTGAACACAGAAGGAACAAGGCGCTGAACCAGTGCGGTAGGCGTTTTGCTGCTGAGATCGAGGCCTTCCTCAATGTTCATGTGGTAATGCTGCGGGCGATACAGAACATCACCTGCTCGCTGCATTGCTGTATCACCGGGACGGAATTTTTTAGCGTTACGGGAAACTACGCAGGCGGCCTCAAAGCCTTCAACGTAGTTTTCGAACATGATTTCAAGGTCTTTTGCTAATTGGTTAGCCATGCTTAATGCTCCGATAGGTTATTTTTTTGCCTTTTTAGCGGCGAAATACGGCGTCCAGTCACCAGTTTCCAGCACCTTGGCTTTCAATTTGTCGAGGTTGTTGATTACTGCGCCGTTGCTCCCCTTAACTGTCGGGGTTGTGGCTGCCGTGGTTTTTGCTTTTGGCATGATTCTGGCCTTCGATTCGATACGTTCCAGCAGACGACCAATTGCTACGGGGTTGGTAGCTTCTGCCAGTTGCTTGCGCAGTTCAGCGTTGCGACCGAGTGCCAGAACAACGATTTCCGGCTTCTCTGACTCAAACAGGATCGCGTTTTGTGTCTCGATGGGAATTTCCTCGAGTACGGCCTGCTCAGCTTCCTGATAGCCAGGAACTTTGAGAGCCTTAACACGTTGCTGATATTTGGATAATCGCTCTTGATAGGCAGCCTGAAGCTCCTGCTCCTTCTGCTTGCGAGCCATCTCCTGTTGCTGGTACTTTCCGTTATCCTCTGCCCACTTAGCCATGCGTTGCTGATAGATTTCTTCATCGAAACCGATGTCCTCATCATCCAGTTTTGGCATTCGCGGTGGTTGAGTGATTACCGGCTGCTGCTCGACGGGTTTCTGAGACTGACGCATCAGCTCTTTCAGCTCGCGGTCTTTCTCTTTAATCGTCTTGCGCAGGTGTTTTACCAGTCCATGCTCTGCGCTATCTTCGCTGGTTGGCGAATCCAGCTTTTCGTCACCAAAGTAGAATTCCTGTTCTGATTCGTCGTCATCAGTTTCAGTAGCTTCCTCTGCATCATTGCCGGAGGACTCACTGCCATCTTCTGTTTCGACTTCTTCAGCCAGTTCGACATCATCAGGAATCTGCTCTGACGCGTCGGTTTCGATTTCAACTTCTGGTGTGTTTTCTGCCATCTGGTCCATTTGTTACCCCTGTTTACTCGATGTTCAGCCCATCGGAAGGCAATAGGGTGCCTGGCCTCATAAAGACAGCCATTGCACGTTATGGGTTAATTACTGCTGTGGTTGTTGCTGAGTTGATTTTTGCAGGATGCTGCTGATGTCCATGCGCTGCGCATGGCCCTGTGCCTGACTTTTCAGGACAAGCTCTGCATCAGCACGGGCATTGTCTCCTTGCTGTTGCTGGAACTGTCCGAGCAGTTTCAGAGCCTCGCGGATATCAGATTTCTGCTGGCTATCGGCAGATGCGAGGATTTTCACAACGTTTGCCGCTGCAACCTGAGCATCAGTCTGTGCCTGGAATGCTTTAACCTGAATGGCTGCCTGTTCGTTCTGCGCTTTCTGCAATTCAGCCTGACCAGCAAGAAGCTGACCTTGCGCTGCAACCATAGCCGGATCTGGCTGACTGGCCTGTTGTTGTTTCGCCTGTTCAACCATCTGCTGTTCTTCAGGCGTTCTCGGCTTGATAACTCCAGACAGAAGCAACTGATTGCGGTTGTATTCTTTCAGGTCGTCCATCCCTTCGCCGTCCATATTGTCGAGAATCATCGACGATACAAGGTCGTGCTTCGGCGTTCCTGGTGGGATAAGTGCCAGCATGGAAAGTAACGACTTAACCGTTGCATCACGGCGAGTAGCGAACGACTGACCGACATCGACAGTCACTTCATAGTTACCCTGCGAAAGGTCATTAAGCGCGATAACCTGCCCTGTCTGACGGTCAACCACTTCACCAGTCATCAGCGCCACGTCATCGCTGCCGTCCTCATTAACGATACGCATCGGCGTATCACTGCCATAGACCTCACGCGCCATAGAAAGCCACACAACGCCAGCGCGACGCATGGATTTAGCCATGTTGTCCATGTAGATATAGGACTGCGTATCCATCCGGTTAAAGATGCTATCAACGGTATCGGTGGCGACGTTGCTCGGCATGTTCTCAAGCTGCGACGCACCTGTAATTTGCTGAATAGCCGTTCCGGTGTACTGCAATAGCCCGGCAAGAGCTGGAGGCATTTGTGTCGGAGGCGTATAACTGCTGACCTGAGCCTGCGCAGTAATATCTCCGTTTTTGTTTTTCAGACTGACCATCGGCAGGAACGCCGGGCGCTTTTTGTTGCGCTCCGCCCAATGAGTGGCGAGAGGACCAGGAATCATGTCAACATCAACTACAGGAATGCCATCACCGCCAGCCTGAGTGGCGTTATCTGCAATCATGGAAACCATCAGGTTCTCAAGACGCTGTGCATCCATCGCTTTTGCTGCGTGGCCTTCGATTCGCTCCTGATTATCAACAAATGAGCGACGCCCATATACCGGGATGAGAGGAATATGTTCGCCCGGAATACGCTTCGGTTCTTCCAGCCATTCAGCGCCAGACAGAAGACCGCAATAAACGCGGCGCTTCTTCACCGTTCGCTCGCCAATCAGTTCGAATGCACCATCGGTCAGCTCGTCGACAATATCTTTGATTTGATCTTCATCATAGATTGCCGTTTCTCCGCTAACAGGGTTACGCCATGCTGTGAGCTTCACCTTCTCTATGCGAACTTCGTAGTAGCGACCAACATAGATAGCATCAGGAGTTGACCAGTCATATTGAGTGCCAGTGTCATCACGAGAAAGGCTTGCCGCGATGGAATCAGGGTATTCAGCCTCGAACGCTTTAGGCGTCATGGAGAACATTTCCATAGCCCACATAGCATCGGAGCGGTCATATTGCTTGCTGTCCTGATCGAAGAAGACGCATATCGCTGGGTCGTAAACAGGAAGAAGGCTGATGCGTCGCTGCTCGTTACTCGGATCCATTTCATCTTCGTAATCGGCACACATGCGGAAACAACCGAATCCGCCCGTTACAGCATCATCAAATGCGTTATCACACGCTTCACCACCGGATGTTTCCTGATAGTCAGCGCGGAATTTGCCGTTCATCTTTTCGGCTAACGCTTCCGATGCCTTATCGTCCTTCGGCCTGAATTTAACGCTGATGCGATTCTGTCGATACTCGCCAATGATGCGATCACATTCACGGGCAATCTTATTTAGTTCAAAGCGCGGGTAATGCTCAAACCTGCCTTCATCAAATGAGTAACCAGCGTTTGTGCTGCCTTCCCACTGTGCGCCGGACACCCGGACGAAACGTTGAGCCTCAATAATCTGCTCACGCATATCCTGCGTTGCTGACCAGGCATTATCAAAGTTGCACAGCACCTTGCGATGCCAGTCAGTCATCTTTTTTTCTGCCATATCAACCTACACCACAAGGAATTGAGTAACTGGAATAGTCGGTTTGCGCAGCCGACTCCGGGCAATGCATACACATCATCAACGCATCAGCCAGGTTAGGAGATGGGATCCCGAGCTTTTGCTTCATTTCGACCTTAGTCATAAGCTCCAGCTTCCCGTTGTTATTGAATTTGCGCTGAATCTGCGTCAGTTCTGCAAACAGCTTCTCCAGCATCTTCTCGCCTATCGCTTCTTTGTCGAAACTCAGCATGTCGTCGGGGTCTGCATACTCACCGTGGGCAACCGCCCGATATGTCAGATACAGCCTGTCAGCCAGCGCGTAATAGAATTGCGCTCGCTTATTGCGGAATACATCGCCAATAGTGCGAACGTTGTCGCCCTGTACGACTTCATCAGCCCATGCTCCGGCCTGATACGGAGCATCTTCATCGAATGGCGATTCGCTGCCCTTAAACATCGTGGCGGTGATTTTCTTACCGGAGAATGCTTCCGTTGTCTGTCTGCGTAGCCCGGCACCAACGCCATCGCCATCCCACAGGTAGTGGTCAGCGCCGTCTTCAATCGCCAGAGAAGTAGCCCAGTCAGCACCCTCGTTGATGTCCATCAGTAGACCTTCGGCAATGCGCTTAACCACCGAACCGTGACGCGATGCATAACCTTTAGCATCTGGCCCTGTATCTGATGGGTCATGCGCAGAGACAACAGCGCCTTTCGCTTTCCATCCGAGTTTCTTGTGCGCATCGGTAGCAGCTTCAAGCCATTCACGTTTGATGATTGCCATATCACTTGCGCTTACCGGCTCACCAAGCCAGATGTGACGATACAGTGTCGGATTTCTGCGTTTGCACTCTTCCATCTCCAGACAGAGAACTTCAGGAAAATGCGGGTTGTCGGTGTAGTTCACCGTCAGCAGGCAAATATCATCGGGAGGATTTACAACGAATCGCTGATAGGTATCGTCGAGGATGTTCTTCGGGTTAAAGCTCACCCATATTTCAGAGAACGGCTTGCGGATGGTTGGTATCAGGATATCCCACGATTCCTTTGTTACCGCTTCCGCTTCTTCCACCCAGCAGATATCAATGCCTTCGAGCGATTTAATCTTCGTCGGGTTGTTTTTGATGCCGTAGAACATGAACTCAGCATTCGTTCCGAGATGACGAATCATGGAACGCTGAATTTCAAACTCAGCCGAATACCCCTCCCGCTCTATGGTGTCTTCAAGCAACCGGATTACTGAATCGCTGATACTGTTTTGCAGTTCACGAGCGCAGAGAATACGCACAGGCTGCCGACGCGCCGCTTCAACAAGAAGCCTCGCAATTGCCCATGACTTACCGCTACCTCGACCGCCTTTGGCGACTTTGTAGCGATGCGCCTCAATGAACGGTTCAAAGATAGGATTAATCGAGGTCATTTTCCGAATAGATTGCTCATCGGTGATGTTTCAATCTGGATTGCGCCGCCGTCTTTGCCTGTTAGCTCGTGATCAACCTTGTCGCGCCATTTATCCTTCTGTCGGTTCTTAAGCCAGAAGATGGCGGCGGTTGTATCAGGCGGGTAATACTTCTCAAGCGGAGTTTCGACAATTCTGTTTTCAATAACACGAATATCGATGTCTGGAGCCACGAAGCCCATAGCGCGTTGATAAAGACGGTCACTAACTTCTGCATCAGCGACGGCCTTACCCTTTTTTATGGACTCCGAAAACTCAGGATAATCAAGCTTCCACTTGTTAATAGTTGACTCACTGACTTCGAAGAAATCAGCAAGCTCTGCATCGGTGTAGCCCAGCAAGCACAGTTTGCGTGCCTGTTCGGCGTACGCCTCTTGATACTTTGTTGGGCGCGCCATGTTTATGCTCCGGTAGTGAACAGGTCTAACGCTTCCTTCGATTTACGCACCGCTTCGATAGTGCGGGTCGTGATATCTGAATTAGCGCCGCCTGACTGGAAGTGAATTTTGAATAGCTCAAGCTTCAGCTCGTCAGTACCAATGAACTGAAATGCTTCCTCTGCGGCTGCGTTCTGGTTCATGACCAGTTTGTAAATCTCTAACTGGAATTTCTGTTCTTCAGTCATGGGAATAATCTCTGCCATTGTTGGCTCCGTTTATCCGTTAAAAGGGATATCAGTTAAGTTATCCCGTGTAGGGTATAAGCCATTGTCGAGACCACTCATTGAATGGTCTCTGCAATAACCGATGTCTTTCCATCAGTCCGCCACCACAAAGAATCTTTTTTTGCCATAAGGCAGGAGGTTCATCTTTCAGTGGCTGCCAGTGTTATTTCCCCACTTTCTGGCTTGGGTTGTTTCGCTGTACTGCCGTAACTGGTTGCCCAGAATAAATTCCGGTTTCATTATCAAGCCCACCCGTAGATAGGCTTTGTAATGAACTGGCTCTTATCTCAACGCAGCCCCTTACCGCGCGCCAGATGCTCAATATCAAGCATCAGCAATGAGATGTTTAATCTGGATTCACTCCAGAAGTGATCACCATCCTGTCTACAGAGCCAGATGTGAAGGATGATGAGTAAAATTATCGCTATCATCTAAGGCATTGCGTCCTGATGTATTCCTGAAGCGCTCTCAGTGCTGTTTGGTCGCGGATAATTCCGTCCCGGATACCGAGAACGTTTCGTCCAGCAACTGGAGAGAGTTCGACGGTGGCATCATTGCCCATGCCGGAGGCGCTGGAGGTTTCGGCTGAGGATGGCACAGGGCATTTTCCTTTGACGAGCACCCTGCCACCATTATCAAGCTTGCGCCGAAGAGCATCATTTTCAGCTTTCGCATCAGCTAACTCCTTCGTGTATTTAGCATCGAGTGCATCAGCAGAACGCTGGCGCTGCTGCATGTCAGTAATGGTGGCGGTCGCCTGCTTCAGTTCTCTGGCATTTTTGTCGCGCTGGGCTTTGTAGGTAATGGCGTTATCACGGTAATGATTAACAGCCCATGACAGGCAGACGATGATGCAGATAACCAGAGCGGAGATAATCGCGGTTAATCTGCTCATACCTCAATCTCTCTTACCGTTCCGCCAGCTTCTTTGAATTTTGCAATCAGGCTGTCAGCCTTATGCTCGAACTGACCGTAACCAGCCCCCGGCAGTGAAGCCCAGATATTGCTGCAACGGTCGATAGCCTGACGAATATCGCCGCGATCAATCATTGGTAAAGCGCCACGCTCTTTAATCTGCTGCAGCGCAACAGCGTCCTGGCTTTTGGGAGAGAAGTCTTTCAGGCCAAGCTGCTTACGGTAGGCATCCCACCAACGGGAAAGAAGCTGGTAACGTCCGGCTGCTGTTGATTTGAGTTTTGGGTTTAGCGTGACAAGTTTGCGAGGGTGATCGGAGTAATCAGTGAATAGCTCTCCGCCTACAATGACGTCATAACCATGATTTCTGGTTTTCTGCCGTCCGTTATCAGTTCCCTCCGACCACGCCAGCATATCGAGGAACGCCTTACGTTGATTATTGATTTCCACCATCTTCTACTCCGGCTTTTTTAGCAGCGAAGCGTTTGATAAGCGAACCAATCGAGTCAGTACCGATGTAGCCGATGAACACGCTCGTTATATAAGCGAGATTGCTACTTAGTCCGGCGAAGTCGAGAAGGTCACGAATGAACCAGGCGATAATGGCGCACATCGTTGCGTCGATTACTGTTTTTGTAAACGCACCGCCATTATATCTGCCGCGAAGGTACGCCATTGCAAACGCAAGGATTGCCCCGATGCCTTGTTCCTTTGCCGCGAGAATGGCGGCTAACAGGTCATGTTTTTCTGGCATCTTCATGTCTTACCCCCAATAAGGGGATTTGCTCTATTTAATTAGGAATAAGGTCGATTACTGATAGAACAAATCCAGGCTACTGCGTTAAGTAATCAGATTTGTTCGTGACCGATATGCACGGGCAAAACGGCAGGAGGTTGTTAGCGCGACCTCCTGTCACCCGCTTTCACGAAGATCATGTGTAGAAGGCCGCAGCATAACTATCACTGATGAATTCAGGACATCCAGTGGCTACGGCTCAGTTTGGATTGTGGCGACCGGTGCTGATCTCCGGTTTGCTGCAACTGCCTACAGCGGGCTACGTGGCCACACCGAATCCAGCGAAAGATTCTTGCCCTTACACATCAGCCTGTGCATTCACCACAACGATAAGAGCACTGCGCGGCACCTTTCACCAATTCCGCGAGGTCTGAGGGTTCAATGCTCTTACCTGTTGTGCAAACAAAAAAAGCCACCGTTGCAACTTAAGAGTCACTAACGGCAGCTTATGCGAATAGTGTTGCTCATTTGCTCAATGATGTCAACACGTTCTACGCTACATGTTTAATTTTCTCTACACGTTTCCGGTTTTTAAACGCACTATCCAGAACCGGGTAAATCATAAACAACGAGGCATTGAGGATTTCGTCAACTTCCCGACGACAGGTTGCGAGCGATGGTTTTTGAATGCGCCCGCCGCCCCGGCATAACATCTTGCGAGGTCTTGCGACGCGATGATAGTAAGATGCAATGGCGTGCTTGGAAGAACCGTGGGCGTAGTAGCTGAGGAGGATGCCAAAGGCTTTCTTGTCAATGTACATGACGGAATCGACGACCTGAGAAATCAACATTCCATCATCATCATTGCACATCGGCCTTGTCATAACTCTTCCCGGCTCTACGCTCTCCATGAACTTCGCTATTACGCTGCTCATGCGCTTTTCAAGACGACCTGAATAAACCCATGCTCCCCACAGTTCAAGCCAGCCATTCAGCCAATCGTGCTGCTCTTTGGTGAGGTTTAGTTCTCTTATGCTCATCGTCTTCCCCTCTTGCCCTGTTTGACCATCAGGACGCCGTTAACTATTACATGACGCTCGCCTTTGCTGTCTCGGTTGTACTTGAGCACTGTTCCTCTTGCGCAGGAAAGCATCCTCGCCACTTCGGTCTGATTGCCTCGTGTCTGGATAAGAAGCTCTGGTATCGTTTGAATTGTGGCGTTCATACGTTCTCCAGTTCGGTGATTTTTATTCCAAGCCTTCCGCCTGGTACTTTCACGCCACGAATTACGCGAATGTCATCGAATTGCTCGTCGTCTTCCGCAAATCCGGCGTGGATAAGGGAGTCGAGTAAACCTTTAAGAATGTTGTCGAGGTCGCGGCGGCGGGAGTCTGGAACGTCTGCGATGACTTTGATTCGTAGTCGTGATTTGGTGAAAATGTCTAACTTGAGTTGGCGGATGATTTGCTGAACGTCTTTTCGGTATTTCTGGCCTTTATCGCTGATGTAGTATTGGCTTCCCCGTCTTCGCCAGTAGGTGTTCACCGACGGCGGGTATGGAAGCACAAACTGATATTCGTTCATGACTTAATCTTCCCCTCCTTCAGCAGTATCGCCTGCGTCCTGATCACGCCTTCGAGGTGGTAAAGTCTGGCGTCTTTGTTGTCGAGATTATAGGTGCGTCGGTCGATTTCATCGTGACACGCGCTACAAGCCCATGCGCCGATCAGGTCGTCAGGCTTCATTCCCGTTCCGCAAATTCCAGCCATCCGGTAATGTGCCAGAACTGTAGTTTCAGGATTGCCATTGCATACGCCGTAAATACGTACCTGGCATTCTCTGCCGCGTGCTTCTTTGCGTAGATTAGCCATTAAGCAGCCTCCCCTGTTACTTTCAGCATTCCGTTATCGAGCAGCTTTCTGGTCAGCCACTGTTGACCACGCCCGGTGATTTT